TCTTTTCACACCAATGGATTGTCATCCTGCCAATATTCCAGCTTCATTTATTAATGTTGTTGAAGATGCTCGTATTGAACGTAAAATTAAAACAACATATCCAGGTATCATTAAATGTTTTTCTTCTGGATATAAAGAACTAAACCAAAAAGATTTCTTTGACATCAAAGGTAAAAATTTGGCGGAAGACTATGAACTCATTGATCGTATTAATATTTACTTTAAACTTGGTATTCATGATGTAACTTGTGTTGTTCCATTTACAACAGAAGAACAACCTTATGTAGAAAAAGTTCGTACAGCTACTACATTTGATGACGTTGTAAATGTTTCATTAGAGATATACGAGTTTATGAAATCTAATAGAAAAACAGATGATCCACCAATTTCATCACCACCAATTGATGAGTCTGGAACTCCTAGTCCTATAGATACAGTCGAATCTGATGAAGAGGAACAAAGTGGTGATGAAACTAACGATACTTCTGAAGATAAAACTACTACTGATGAATTCGGCAATCTTCCTGGAGAACAAGAAATTGAACCTGAAAATGATGAGTTTGAAGTAAAAACTCAAGAGTCATTTTCTTCTCGACAGAGTGAACTGACATCCAATGATAGGTGGGAATATGTATTGCCACCAACAATTGATTGGGAAAATTATATTACATACAACGACGAGTTTGTTGAAGATATGAAAGAGTATGAACAAACTATTCGTAAGACTACTGTACCTTATGGCGGTGCTATGATTGACTCTTGGTATAGTCAGTTAAAGACTTATAAAAAAGAAAGTGTAAAATCCGTTTCTTTTTTGGTGAAAGAATTTGAAATGAAAAAAAGTGCTAAAGAATACAATCGATCATTCTCATCAAAAACTGGTGTTCTAGATACAAATAAAATTCATTCTTATAAATGGAACGAAGATCTTTTCAAGAAAAGTAATGTTATTCCTAATGGTAAAAATCATGGACTATTAATGTTCGTAGATTGGTCTGGTTCTATGGCTTCTAATATTGAATCAACTATAAAGCAACTATTTAATTTGGTTCAATTTTGTGATAAAGAAAATATTCCATTTGAAGTTTATTCATTTGTTGATAACAGATCTGATTTTGATGCTGATCGAAATATGGGTGGTGAGAATGAAATTACTGTATCTGCTGGGTATAGATTAATTCAATTGTTTACTTCAGAAAAAAAATCTGCCAAGTTAGATCTACAACTAGAAGCTTGTTGGTTGCTTGTTAGTTTTCTTATGCGCGATCTCCTTGGTTATGGTAAAACAGAAACTTATCTGAAAAAATACGAGATGGGTAGTACACCTTTAAATGAAACTATCTTTGCTGCAATCTACCTCTTTAAAAAATTTCGTAAAAATAATTCTGTGGAAAAAGTAAATACTGTATTTCTTACTGATGGTGAATCAAATCAATTGACGTGTAATATTAAACGAACAAATTCTCTTACAGGAGAAGATTACATTATTCGCCGGCCGATGTATCGTATGTATGATGCATGTATTTCTTTCCGAGATCCTGTGAGTGGTTATCAACAACACAAACTTTGGGATCCTGTGAAATTGAGTAGTGGTTCGTGGTCTTCAGTATCAATTGATGTAACTTCTAAATTGCTTCATTACTATCGTTGGATGACTAATTGTAATGTAATTGGTTACCGATTATCTTCTGAAATGCCATCAGCAATTCTTAGGGCGAGTGATAGTTCTTATGATGAATTTAGAAAATTGTGGAAGAAACATAATTATATAATTGAAAAAAATCTTGGTTACAGTGAATTGTATGCTGTAAAAGTAAATCGAGATTTTTCTGGTGAAACTTCAGAGATGAATGCAAACTCCAAGTCCACTCAGAGTAAACTGAGGAATGAGTTTAGAAAACATGTTCAGTCCAAGAGTTTCAATAAGATCATCTTATCTAAATTCGTTGACCAAATCGCTTGACCGCTGCTAGCGGTTCTGTTATAATGTATGAGTAATCAGGAAAACCCAATGTCCGTTTCTACCGAAAAACTAGTTGAGTACCTTACTAATGAATATGGTGCCGAAGTCAATCGTTCTCAGTTGAGTGACGCTTCAGATGTCTTGGGTGTTTCTTTGTCTACTACAATTAATCGTCTTTCGGATTACAAGTCTGGTCGTGGTGTTTGGAATTTGAGTATTCAAGAAGCACGAGAACAGTTTGAAAAAACTGTCACTCCAACTGAATCTAATTTAATTCCTGAAAAAGATTCTAATTATATACCTTTCGGCAATTTTAATGACCTAAAGAAAATTATCAAGTCTAGAGTTTTCTACCCTACTTTCATTACTGGTATGTCTGGTAATGGTAAAACTGTTTCTGTTGAACAATCATGTGCCCAACTAAATAGAGAGTTGATTCGTGTAAATATCACAGTTGAAACTGACGAGGACGATCTTATTGGTGGGTTCCGTCTTGTTGATGGTAACACTGTTTGGCATGATGGTCCAGTCATCGAAGCTTTGGAACGTGGAGCTGTACTTCTTCTAGATGAAGTTGATTTGGCATCTAATAAAATCTTGTGTCTTCAATCTGTTCTTGAAGGTAAGGGTATTTTTCTGAAAAAAATTGGAAAATTTGTAAGACCTACTCTCGGTTTTAACATTATTGCAACTGCAAATACTAAAGGTAAAGGTTCGGAAGACGGACGGTTTATTGGTGCTAATGTTTTGAATGAAGCATTTCTAGAAAGATTTGCGATTACATTTGAACAAGAATATCCTACACCTGCTTTAGAAACTAAAATTCTACAAAGTCTTGCTAATTCGATGTCCCTTGACTGTCAAGAATTTGTAAGTAATTTGGTTCGTTGGGCTGATATCATTCGCAAAACCTTTGCAGAAGGTGGAGTTGATGAAGTAATTTCTACTCGACGTTTGACTCACATCATGCGTGCTTATTCAATTTTTGAAAATGAAATGAAGTCTGTTACTGTTTGTTTAAATCGTTTTGATGAAGAAACAAAACAGTCTTTCCTTGATCTCTATGATAAAATCAAGACACCTGAAACTGTGGAAAACAACGATGAAGAACAGCAACTAGCTGTTGACAACATCCCATCCCTTTGATATAATAAATGGAGTTAACCCTAACAGAAAAAGAAATGGACAGCATCCTCAGTGCTCTCCGACTGGGTGGTAATCCTGCCCTATATCAGAAACTTAAAATTGCAAACGACCTCATGAAAAAGGGGTTACCATATAAAAAAATTCTCCGTGAACAATACGGTTATGTCATCTAAATTCAAATACGACGAGGAAAAACTTCTCAACGAACTGCAAGACTACATTGCTTCAACATACAACCAACATTATTCTTCTGGTAATGCCAACATTCAAACGTTGGATCTGATTGAATCATGTGGAGACGCTGAGTCATTTTGCCGCAGCAATATTCTAAAGTATGCTTCGCGGTATGATAAGAAAGGCACTGCTAGACGTGATATCATTAAGATCCTTCACTACGGCTTGCTCCTTCTTCACTTCTCCGATAAATCTAAAACTACTGAACCCTATCCTCAATGAATATTTCCTCGGAAACTCTGAATGTTTTGAAAAACTTCTCCAGTATTAGTCCATCATTGGTGGTCAAAACTGGTAGTATTCTTCGTACTATTTCTCCTATGAAGAATATCTACGCGAAGTTTGAATCCCCTGAAGTCTTTCAACAAGACTTTGCCCTATATGATTTGAATGAGTTTCTTGGTGGCCTTTCGCTATTCAAGGATCCAGAATTTGCATTTGACAAAAACTATGTAGAAATTAAAGCCGGTCGATCCACATCAAAATATTTTTATTCTGATGCAAGTGTAATTACTGCTCCACCAGAAAAAGATATTAGTCTTCCATCTGAAGATGTTACTTTTCAATTGTCAGATGAAGATCTGAACTGTCTTCTCAAAGCATCATCTGTTTATCAACTTCCCGATCTTTCTTTGATTGGTGATGGTAGTAAAATGGAATTGGTTGTTCGTGATAAATCTAACAATGGTTCTAATGTTTACAATGTAGATGTTGGTGAAACTAGTTCTATTTTTTGTTTCAATTTTAAAGTTGAAAATCTCAAAATTTTGCCAGGTGTGTATAATGTAACTATCTCAAGTCCAAATCTTTCTGTGTTTAACCACACTCGACTTGACCTTTGCTACTGGATTGCACTTGAACCTGACTCCACTTATGAATCGTAAAAATTTCCTTTGGGTTGAACAATACCGTCCTCAAACAGTTGAGGATTGTATTCTTTCTGATGATGTAAAAAAAACCTTTCGGGAATTTATTGAAAGAGGAGAGATCCCCAATCTTCTTCTTTGTGGTCCCGCAGGTATTGGAAAAACCACAATTGCAAAAGCTCTTTGTAATGAACTTGGGGTAGACTCTTATGTAATTAATGGATCAGATGAAGGAAGATTTCTGGACACAGTACGAAACCAGGCAAAGAACTTTGCTTCGACCGTTTCGTTACAAGGAAATGGTAAACCAAAAGTCATCATTATTGACGAAGCTGATAACACAACCAACGATGTACAACTCCTCCTTCGGGCGAATATTGAGGCGTTTCATAGCAACTGCCGCTTCATCTTCACCTGCAACTACAAAAACAAAATCATTGAACCACTCCATTCAAGATGCGCCGTCTTTGACTTTACTTTCAAAGGAAGAGAAAGAGCTACTGTTGCATCAAAATTCTTTACGAGAGTCACGAAAATCCTTCGTGAAGAAGAAGTTGAGTTTGATCCCAAGGTTGTTGCGGAAGTTGTCCAAAACTATTTCCCAGATTTCAGAAGAACGTTAAATGAATTGCAGAGGTATTCTGCATGTGGAAATATTGATACTGGTATTTTGTCTTCAATGTCTGAAGTCAATCTGACTGGTCTTATTGATTCGTTGAAAACTAAAAATTTTGCTGGTGTTCGTAAATGGGTTGTTGATAACTTA